TTATCTATCTATGGTTGGGCACCACGCTTGGATGACTTATAAGGAAAGGAAAGTCAATGCCGCAAACGATGTTTGAAATGGTTAAAGAGTTCCATGAGAAGTTCGGGCTAGCGGTCGGACATGGGCCTATCCCGTTTCTGCACGAAGACCTCGATAACGAAGAACTGTACACGCTTAGAGATCGTCTACACAAAGAAGAATGGAAAGAGCTGCAAGACGCATGGGAAGACGAGAACCTCGTAGAGTACGCCGATGCGCTTTGTGACCTTATCTACGTGCTGTGTGGTACAGCAGTGTCGTTCGGTATTGACCTCGACAAGTGCTTCCGCGAGGTTCACCTTAGCAACATGAGCAAGCTAGACGAGGACGGTACCGTTCACAAGGACGAGTACGGTAAGGTCATTAAGGGCGACGGTTTCTTCCAGCCCAACCTACGCGATATCATCTACCCACAGCCTGCACCGTGATTGTCAAGATCATACATAGGCCCGAAGCACTACGTTACGACGTTTACCTTTACAACGACGACCATAGCTATTCCGGTTACGTTAACACGGATGGTATAGTCATTTGGGAACGCTATGAACCTGGCACTGCTCCAAAGGCTTTCAACGTGTTTGACGAACAAGTGTTCAACGCTCTCAGACAGGCCATGATCGGTGAAGCTATTGATAAGGACGATGCTCTCCATGATGCACGTAACATTCGTGATCGGTTGCTAACGATGGTCGAGAAAGAATGGGATGCGAAGGTGCAACATGGCTGAGACAGTAGAAGCCGTACAGTGCTACCTAGAAGGTGTAGGGTGGGTACTGTGGCCTACGCCAACAGGCAGACCTGCACCGCGAATTACCGATTACGAGGTTCAGGATCTTAAGCCGCGTATCTTCGAGAAGCCAAACGCGAAAGGCCAGAAGTTTTGGTACAAGCGAAATCCGTCTATGTACTGTTGGGACGTGACGTATGAAGAAGCACCCTTTAGCTGATTGTGACGGTTGCCCGTTGCAGAAACGGGACGCCGCTTACACCACCGGCCCGGAGAACGCTTCGGTTGTGCTGGTTAGCCGTAGTCCAGGGCGTAAGGATGCCGAGAAAGGTAAGCCCTTTGCTGGCATGAGCGGCAAGGTTGTTGACTACCTACTGGAAGAGAACGGCTACAAGCGTGAACAGATCAAAACGACAAACATCGTCCTCTGCGAAACGGAAGACCCGCCGAAAGAAGCGATCCGACGGTGTAAGGCACGGTTGGATGCCGACATGGATAGCGCCGATACGATCATTGCTGCGGGTGCGGAACCGGCGCGAGAGATAGCGAAGACAAGTCTGCAAAAAGGACGGGGTATCGTACATGAGCGTGTTAGCTCTGATTTCAGGATTCAGCGAGTCATCGTCACCAACAATCCTGCTGCTGTCATTCGTGATAGCGACAACTTCCCTAACTTGGTCAGTGATTTTCGTCTTGCACTCAATCCTCCTGCGAATCCAGTCCTCCCTACTGTTGACGTTTGTGATAGTCGAAAGTCTGTACTGGCTGCTATCCGTGATATTGGTAGTAGAGGGTTTGTTGCTGCTGACCTTGAAGGTCACAGGCCACACATAGAGTGTGCTGGTTTCTCGTTTAACGAAGACCACGCTTACGTCTTCACGCGCAAGGGTATTGAGTCTACATGGCAGGAGTTCAACGATCTACTAGTTAGACGAGATATCGAATGGCTGTGGCACAACGGCATCTACGATGTTAAGCTGCTTAAGGACAATGATATCAATGGGCACATCGACCACGACACCTTTGCTATGTCGTACGTTCTCGATGAAAGACCAGGTACACATTCTTTGGGCTACTTACTTAGGCTTCATTGTGGTTGGCCGAATTATGAGCCTGAAGCGGTTGAAAAGTACAAGGAAACAGGAGTGCTACCTGATGATCCTTACGAACTTTACACGTACAACGGTAAAGACACAGGAGGAACGTTCCAGCTATATAATCTGCTGAAGTCGCGGGTAGTCGAAGAAGAAATGGATGACCTCGTTAAGAAGCACTACATTCCGTTCTTCAACAAACTGACGGATATCGAGCGACGGGGATTCGTTTACGATATCGAACGTGCTTGTGATCTTAACGAGGAAGTAGTCATTCCGCTGATTCGTGACCTTACAGATGAGCTAGGGAGTATCGCCGGTGCAGAACTATACAACCCTATGTCCACTAAGCAGACAAGAGCTATTGTCTACGATACGTGGGGACTTAAACACAAACTTCGTGATAGTGGTAAGAAGAAACGGCAGACCGGTTTCGATAAAGATGTGCGGCGCGAGATTAGAGAAGGACGATTTGACAGCAATCCACGCGCGAGAGATAAGCTCGTTGAGTTCGCTACCGTATATGATCGTTTCAGAACTATTGAGACACAGCGGGGCACCTTTATCGAGGGACTCATTAAACGAGTTCAAACCGATGGAAGACTGTACTGTGAGTTTAACCCTTGTGGTACCGTCACAGGACGGACTTCATCCCGTAACCCAAACTTTCAGAATATCACCCGAGAAGCGCGGGACGTGGTTCCGGGGATTAGAACTCTATTCCTTCCTACCCCTGGAAACGTACTAGTTTCGGCAGACTTTTCTCAGGCAGAGCTACGAGCCATTGCAGTGCTGTCTGACTGTTCACCTCTTAAGAGCATATATACTGATAGCAGCCGTTCTCTGCACAAAGAGACAGCAGCACGGTTCTACGGTGAGAACTACACCAAAGAGGAATACGTCAAGTCTAAGAACATTAACTTCGGTGTCTGCTATCTACAGTCGGCGGAAGCGTTCTCACAGATGTACACGATGCCAGTGCAGGAAGCGAGGGATTACATTGGAACGTGGTTTAACACTTTTCCTGAGATTGCTGAATGGATTGCTGAGGTTTCTGATCGGGTAGAGAAGGAGAACGAGCTAAGGAGTCCATTCGGTGCTAAGCGACGGTTCCACCTAATCACGCCTGAGAACCTTAAGGAGTGCATCCGTGAAGGTGTCAACTTCCTACCGCAGAATACAGCCGGTCTGCTCACTATGGCGGCTATCATCGAAATCGAGGACGCCGGTATCCCGGTCATTAACTCGGTTCACGATTCTATTGTGGTTGACGTACCTGAAGACGAGGTAAACGACGTTGCCGCCACCATGAAGACTATCATGGAACGACAGGCTTACGACAAGCTAGGGTGGGAACTGCCCTTTAAGGTCGATATCAGCGTTGGCGAGAATTGGGGCGAACTTGAAGAAATGGAGGTTATCCCTCTTGCCGCGTGAAACTGCGATACGCGGGAGGCTGATCCTGGGTAGGCTGTGGGGGTCTTGGGAACGGTACTGCGCTCACACCGCGATTCCCTGCACTGGTGGCTACGTGCGAGGCAGAGCCGGTCTACCCTTACCGACGACATGGCCGAAACCGCAGATCGCCGCACAGCGCCTCGATACTTCACTTTGTAAAGTAATGCTAAGCACGAAAAGGAGGTAAGACAGGTATGGCCGACGAAAAGACCTTTAAGCCCAAGCAGCCGCCTACCAGCTTTTCGGCGTCTGCACTCGACAACGCGGTTAGGGATCTCTACGTCAAGGTGTTCGGTAAGCAGCCTCCGACCGGTGTGTCCATTGCCGATTGGAAGCGGTACGTGGAGTCTAGTGGTCGTTGGGATGGTGCCGAAGCTGGCGGTCTTAGGGACACCTTCAACGCTGACATGTACTTTGTGGATCAGGTGAAGGAACACCTCGATAACGTCGATGGACGCGAGAAGATTCATTACGAGGAACTTACGGACGAAATCGCTGTGCTGAGGTCGCAGATCACCACAGCCCCTTTCCCCACGCAATGACCGCTTGGGGCTTTAGTAACGGTAGCCTCGGTGGAGTCGCTACATTCGCTACTAGAGCCGCCGCTCGCGGTTATAAGTGCGCGAGCCTAGAGTACGACGATTACGGCAATGACGCTCGTTGGCCTGCCTTCCGCGATGCTTGCCATCAACAGCAGCTTTGGGCAGGTGTTTGGTTCACTAACTCGATGAACCTGCAAGCGTGTCCTTTCGACGCCGACTTCGTTGTAGCAGAGCTAGAGGATGAAGACGACTATCGGGGTATCATTCAACACACCGATACCCTGCCTAGTGTGTCAAGGGCGGTTATTACCAACTTCGTTCCGCTCGTTGACAGTACGGGCTATAGGCCGGATAAGGCCAAGCCGATCATCGACATGGGCTACGCATGTCTGACCGAATGTTACATGGGAGTGAGTGAAAACTTCTCTCCCCCGCGTATGGACTTTACCGCCAGAGTACAGCTCGGTTGGCCTCATACGCAGCCTGTCTTCGGTACATACGGTAAGCCACTAGCTGAATACGCTCAGTGGCAGAAAGGTGGATGGGGGGTTTATCTTGCAGAGTACGAGTATTGATAAGCGCGACCAGCGTGATCCTGAAAAACTGTATCAGCGCATTAAGCAGGTGCAGGAGAACAACAAGGACATGACGTTCTTGCAAGCCTGCGATGCAGTGCAAGAGATGTATAACGCTCATACAAAGGGTAATGGTCATGCCACTCACTGAAGGGCAGTTTCCGTACACAGGGCCATATGGTTTGGCCGACGGGCCTCTTAAGTCCAAAGGCCCCACAGCAGAGGCACTCAAGCGTTACTTCGGTAGAGTAGGTCTACTCGATTGGGCAGACTACGACCAGCATTACAACAAGAAACTGTGGGAGCTGGTTGCCGACCTTAAGATCGCTCACAAGATCAGAAGCAAGAGCGATCCGCGAGATGGAAGTTACGGAAAAGAAGTGTGGGAAGTCGTTAGGAACCGTAGAGTTCCTGAAGGCCCGCATAAGGGTGAATGGGCACTAGACGAGTACAGCCGAAAGATCGTGCAGGACGAGGCTAAGCTAACTGCAACATCGCAGGAAGTACAGAAGGTTCAGTTCTATATCCGCGAGTTCTGGATTAAGGCCATTAACGTGAACTATGCGTGGCACTACTCACAGAACCGTCCGTTCGATCCGACTGTTAACCCGAGTAGCGGAGGATTCAGCGATTGCTCCGCTATGGTCGTACAGTCGTTCAAGTACGCTGCCGACAAGTCCGGCTTCGCAGTACCCGATCCTGCTAAGTGGCTATATCGTGGTTACGGCAACACCGACTACTACGAGGACGACTGGCATCATATCGGCGCTCCGTTCCGTATCGGTGATCTTGCACACTTCCACAGTGAAAGGCATGTGGTGGTCTGCATCAAGCCCGGTAACTTCAATACGGCGCAGTGGGGTTCTAACGGGTCTGAACGGGCACCTGAGCTTATTAACCCAATGAGCAGTTACTACCGGTTCCCGAACGAGTACATGTTCACAGTGCGACCCCCGCTAACCGCACAGGAGTTGAAGGATGGAGTGTAACATCGTATTGCACGAAGGCAGAGATGTGGTCGATGTGTTCGTTAAGAACGAAGCAGAGCATTGGTTGCTTCCCGATGGTTTCTGGAATTTAGAGCCTAGACCCCTTCTTAGTGTTCCTAGAGAGATATGGGAACTCATGGTCGGTAGTGCGATAGAGCTTTCCTTCGACGAAAGGAAGGAATAGTGGGATTTGAGAAGCGAGATACCACAGAGATTGATAACATGCTTCAGCGCGAATTGCCTGACGAAGAGGGTGGTATTGTAGTGGGGTGGGTTATCGCGTATGAAGTTGCTGGCGTCGATGGTCAGCGAGCAGCGGGGTTCCTCCGCGAAGGTAGCGCGTCAACGCCGTGGCAGGCTGTAGGGCTGCTACAGTGGGCCGGTGCCGCTATCATGTCTAACGCTATGGGTAGGGGCGAATGAAAGACGATAACGATTACTACTACAGGCAGACCATGCGTAGAGATGAAAACGACATAATCTTTAACACTCGCAACATGGTACCTAAGTGGACAAGATTGTGTTGGTGGTTGTCGCGTAAGCTAGGTGGAATCAAAGTGTTCGGTAAGCAGGACTTGACGTAATGACGACCGTTGCATGCTTTGACCCTGGAATCACCACAGGGCATGCTGTCGGCGTAATGGAAGACGGTCTAATGAAGGTTAGGTGTGGTCAGACCGCTTTCGACCATATCATGCTGTACGACCAGCTACAGCTACTTAAGCCGGACATGATCGTAGCAGAGGAATTCGAGTTTAGAGGCAGAGCGCGGAAAGGGCTAGAGCTATACCCGCGTGAGCTATTAGGCGTGTTAGAGCTGTACTGCCAGCAAAACAAGATACGGCTGTTCAGACAAAAAGCCGCTACTGGCATGGCGTACTACTCTAACGAGAAGTTGCAGCGTGACGGGCTGTACATTCGCGGTAAGCCTCACGCGATGGATGCTCTACGTCACCTGCTCCACTGGTACACCTACGGTTATGGGTTCCAGTTCAATACTAGTGGTTACGAAGCTGAGAACAGGAGGAAGAAGTGATTATCGAGATTGTCGCACAAGAGGGTCTGTTTGCTGTTAAGCTTCCCGACGGTTGGGAAAACAACGACATGCCGGATACGTTTGATACGCGAGGCGACGCGATTAACTGGGTTCTCGCCAACTACCCCGACGCAGTGATTGAGCACGTTCACGCTGACTACGAGCTAGAGTAAGTTAGGAGGTGATGCCTTGTCTACTCCTGATACGGAGAACTCATAGCTAAGCCCCCTGCCTTACGGTAGGGGGCTTAACAAGGTAGAAGGGCCGGTAACGCCCGCAGGAGAGGTAACGGTACCGGCCCTTCTTTTGTGCCCTAGACCCTGTAGCTAGGGCACAGGTGTTGGCACGACAACAGGTGGTTCAGTCGTCGGCGGGTCTGGAATCTGATAGACCAGGGCCAACGCCGCGAAGAACGCACCAATTGCCGTAACCAATTCAAGCTGTGAAACAACGCGATCATCGAATGCTGGCACAAGCGCCGCAATGAACGCTCCTGCCGCTCCGATCAGTGACTTGATTGCTCCACCGTAAACACCCGGAACGTTGTCAACAAACGCTGTCAACGCGCCCGATGCAAGTACGGCCCCTAGAGCGATAAGCCACGTCTGCGTGTCAATATCGCCGAAGTCCGTATGACCGGTGAGAGCAGTAGTCAACGCTGCAATGACCGCCATGATGAGAGCGATCAGTGCTTTGACGTTACCACTAGCTGTCAACTCTAACCTCCTTGTAGGGTGGATAACAGACTAACCCTGCGGTT